CGAGAAGGAGATTCACGCCAAGGGTCTTTACACCCAGGGCGGTTTCACTGGTACACATGGTATCAGCATGGGCGCCATCAGCCTCGCCGGAGTCGGTGAGTTTGTCTACGACCCGACCCTCGACGACCTCCCTGAGTGGAATGGTTCCGGCACCCAGAGTAGCTACTGCTACTTCCTGGACACCGATTCCATCCAGCTCTACGTGATGGACGGCGAAGACAAGAAGACCCACAACCCGGCTCGCCCCGAAGATAAGTACGTTATCTACAAGGCGATGACCTGGACGGGCGGCATGGTCTGCAAGCGCCTGAACAGCTCGGCGGTCTACAAGGCCGTCTAAGCCAAGGCACATAGCTTAACAGGGGCTGATCCTAACGGGTCAGCCCCTTTTCTTTGTTGCAGAAGCCCCTGGCCCTACCAGCATGGTCTGACCATGCAGATCGCCCTAGCCGAAATCCTCCTTAACGGGAACCTTCAACATTCAACGGTCCGAGTCGTTTCGGCCCCCGAAGTCCTGATCCTCCGTGAGGTTCACGGCTCCGACGCCGTCATTAACGTGAATGAGTCCGCCACCCTGGAGCGCACCAACGTAGAAGAGATCGATCGCCTTAAGCTCTTTTTTGGAGCTGACGTATTTTCCAAGGTCTTCCCTGGCTCGATGCCCAAGCTTCCTACCACGTTCGCCGAAGTTGGCGTCGAGGTTGCGAAGGACATCAGCCCCAAGAAGCCCATGATCAAGGCCGACAAGGCTAACTAACATGGCAAGAGGAACCTCCCTTCTAGAGCTCCGTGACATGCTCCGGGCGGAAGTCGGAGCTTCTTCCAACGTCGCCATGGGGGTCAACACCGTTGACCAGTACAGCTCCCTTCTTTCACGCATTCAGAAGCGTCTTTGGACGGATCATGAATGGCCCTGGGCGATCGTAAATCGTGACGAGCCCTTGCTTAAGGATGAGCACATCTACTCTTTCCCCGATGACCTGGAGTTCGACCGCATCACCAACGCCTGGGCGAAGTACAATAACATCTGGCACCCACTGGAATACGGCATTGGCCCGGCCCAGTATAACACCTTCGACACGGATCGAGACCTTGGGTCTTCGCCTACCGTTCGCTGGCAACACAGCGAAGACGGTCAGTATGAAGTCTGGCCTCGCCCGACTGCTGACGGCCAGATCATCCGATTCCGTGGCAACAAGAAGCTTAACCCGCTTATCGCAGACACCGACTTGGCTGAGCTCGACGACGTGCTCCTGGTCTTATTTGCGGCCTCTGAAATCCTGAGCCGCAACCAGTCAACTGACGCTACGCTCAAGATGGCGCAAGCCACCTCGCACTACAACAAGCTCAAGGGCCTGGCCCTTAAGAACGACCGCTTTATCTTTGGCGGTGGATCCGATCACGGCGATCGTCTCCGTATCATTGGCGGTCGATTCGTCCGGGACGACCGGCTCTACTGATGCCAACCTTTGGAGTAAACAACTTCTCTAAGGGCCTAGACACTAAGCGACACCTGATCTCTTCGGAGGCAGGTGAGCTCCAGGATCTCGTCAACGCCCACGTCAATCGTGGTGGCGAGATTGAGAAGCGAAAAGCTTTTATCCAGATTGGAACTCAGCAATGCACGACGGTTCCTGGCACACCAGGGACTGACGGATATTACACGACGCACAATCAGTGGGTCGTCGATGTGCCCGGCATTCCTGCGACATGGGTCGTTGATGTTCCTTACTATCAAGGAGATTGGGTAGTCGATGAGCCTGGTCATTACACTTCTGGACAGACCATATGCCCTGGAGACTCTGGGTATGACCCAAATCATCAAGACGCAAACGGAGGTACGACATGCTATACCGAAGGTGGCGGCGAGTGGGTCCCCGAGGTTGGGCATTACGAAAACGCAACAGACGAACAGGGCCACTGGGAAGGTGGTCAGGCCGAGGTAGGCCATTGGGTAGAAGAGCAGATCTGGCACCCACCTGTGCCTGGTACTCCAGACGTTACTACGTGTGTCCCAAGTAATTCTCTCCCTGCTGGCACATTTGGCCTTGAGATCACGGGGTCTGGAATTTTTGTTTTCGGATCTATCCCACAGCCTACGTGGACCTGGCCGCAGGACGTTGTCTACCAACGCCTCCAGCACCCAGACGGTTTTGCTATGACCGGCGTTCGCTGGTCCAGCGTCTACGGCGCCAAGCCCTTTGTCCTGGCTGAATTCAGCAACGGTGACGTCATCCCATACTACAACGGTGTCGCCGTCGGTAGCTTTGTGAACGGCATCGTGCGTCAGTACATGAACAACACCGAAGGCGTTGTTGACCACTTTAAGGTGCTCTTTGACACGGCGATTGCCGAGGCCCTGGCCGAAAACTCTGTCCTTAAGCACTACACGGCAGTAAAGACGAACGCATCAACTATTCGGCTTACCGGAAAACAGGGCGTACCTTTTGAGGTGTCAACGGAAGCTGAAGCTCCAATGACGATCACAGCAACAAAGATACAGGAATCAACCGATGACGTTCTTGAACGTGTTGCTTCCGGTAGCTTCGTTATTGCTCAGGGCACCAATGGGTCTGCGAGCTTACAGGTTGGGGCACGACATGCGTTTTACGGAAATGGTGCGGCCATGGCTGGAATTACAGGGATCTGGATTGATGAGCAGGATCAAGAGCTAATCGCCCTTGAGTCGGGATCTCCTGGGTTAAAGTGGAACAGCCAACAAAACGATCCATCCCACGTAGGGGCAGATGCCGCACAGTGGTATCGTGTCATTGCTTGGTACATCAATCTCCAGAAGGAAACCACTGGTTATTACGCATTTTACGGAGACTACGGAGGTGGATGGAGCGGGCCAGATCCGTCATACTTAATCATCTACGCCCCAAATAGTTTTGCAGAAGACGCAAACGGGTGGACGGTGTGGCTTGAGTTTGAAACAGACCCATCTCCGCATGCTGGCTCATGGTCTGGCATGGGCGTTGACATGAGCACGCTGATCCCGAGCCCAAGAAACCCTGGTAGGTTTTACGCAAGGTTTGCCCCAGCTCTAGCCGGCGGACAGCGAAACGCAATTTACTCACTTTCAGTTGATGGAGTTGAACTCATGCGACCAGGTGAGGCAGTTTTTTGGAAAACATCAAACGCACAGCTGTGCGACGATCTTGTAGCGGCAGTTAACTCATGGCTTGTTGAGCAAGACCCAACTCCAGACTTCATCCTTTCCTCCGCAGATACGTCAAAGGTTGTCATTACGGCAAGGCCTGGGACAGGTGCGTCATATAATGGAAAAAGGATTACCGTACGAACGAGCGGATCTGTTGGAATCGTGGGCAACACGTCGTTCAATGGAGGTCGTGACGGCATCCCTGGAAAGCCACAGATCACAGACTTTGTGTTTGGAGGCTTTTCTCTCGGGAAGAAGCTCACGATTACGATCACGGACTCGATGCTTACTGGTTACCCATACCAGATCGGCGCAAGTTGGCTGGCCGGCAAGGAGCCAAGCTTCACCTACACCTACAAGTCCAAGAAGTTTGCTGGCATCGATTACTCGATCTATTTCTCACGCCTGAATGACTGTACCCAGTGGGACATCTACGACAACGGTTCTGGGTTTATTAACCTTTCAAACAACTTCTCTGGCCGTGATCCGCTGACCGGCATCGGCGTGTACCAGGACAAGCTGGCCATCTTTAGCCGCCGCAATATCCAGCTTTTCGACATCAACTACGACCCGACCAATGACGCCCAGGCACAAGTCATTGACGGCACCGGCACGATCGCCCCAGGGTCTGTCGTTTCTGCCAACAGCCTGGATCTTTTCTTCCTGGCGGACAACGGGATCAGATCCGTCAAGGCACGCCAGAATACGGTGTCTGCCTACTCGGACGACGTCGGAACCCCGATCGACACACTGATCATCAACCAGCTCGCAACGATGACCGAAGAGCAGAAACGCTCTGCCGTTGCGATCATTGAGCCTGTCGAAGGTCGCTACTGGCTCGCCCTGGGCAACCAGGTCTACGTGTTGTCCATGTACGCAGGTAGCCAGATCTTCGCCTGGTCCCGCTATGAGCCCGGGTTCAACATCCAGTGGCTACGTAATAAGGACAACCTGGTCATCGCACGCTCTGGAAATAACATCTACGCCTACGGAGGCCTCACCGGCCGTGAGTATGACAGCTGTCCTGTCACAGTTGAGCTCCCGTACATGGACGCAGGTACTCCGCAGATGTACAAACAGGGCACCGGCGTCGATCTTACCATTGACGGCCAGTGGACTCTGTCCGCTGGCTTTGATTATACGGCCCCCGAGGCCCGTGACGTAGTTTGCACCGTCAACCAATCTACTTACGCCCTTGGCGCCATCCCGATGGTTGGCGTCGGCACGCACATGGGGATCAAAATGGTCAACCAGGCTCCAGGTCCGGCCAAGGTTAGCAACATCGTCGTCCACTTCCGTGAATTGCACTCCAGAAGTTCGGCTGGCTGATGTACTTTCGTGAAATAAACCAAAAAGACGTGTCGTTCGTCGCAGAAAACCTGCGTTTGTCCGACAAAAATGAGGTATTCGCCACAAGATGGACAGAAAATGGCGATGATCTTGCGGACGCCATACTGTCGTACGGCAATTTTGGATGGATCGCCTGTGCTGACGACGGAACTCCTGTCTCGGCATTTGGTGCGGTACCGATCTGGGACGGAGTGTGGTCGGTTTGGATGTTTGCCACTGACCGCTGGCCGGAAGTTTCGATCTCGGTGACCAGGTTCATCAAGAAGATCATGACGCCGGCCCTAGAGGAAGCAGGATACCATCGTGCCGAGTGCAAATCTCTCGCCGAGAACACAACGTCTCATCGATGGCTTGAATTACTTGGCGCCTCCAAAGAGTCGGAGCTGATCAACTACGGGAAAAA